TATATAAAGACTACGACAGTGAGTTTTCTGATGATATAGAAAAGATTTATTCAATTCATCAGGAACATATGATTTGGGGTGATGATAGCGAAGATGCAACAATACAATGCACATGGCCTTCTGATGATGCTTCGGTTCCCGTCTGGTCAATAAATAAAGACACAATGGAAAAAGCCGAAATTTCAGAATCTAATTATTCGGTCCAGTTATGTGTTTCGGGAGAAGAAATTACAAATTCCTGTGCAATCATAGGTCTGCAATTCAGAGAAATATATAACGATGATTAAAGCACCACTTATAAAAATATACATTTAAGAAAAAGAAAGGAAAATCAAAATGACAGAAAATGCTTATGCAGCTTTTATCCCTGAAATTTGGAGCCAAAAATTGAACAATATTCTTGAAAAAGAGTGTGTAATGCTTCAATGTGTTAACAGAAATTATGAAGGTGAAATTAAAAATCAAGGTGATAAGGTTAAAATCATTACTCCCGCAGATGTTACAATTTCGACTTTAGGTTCTACAAATATTTCATACAGTGAATTAGAACCGACTTCTATGGAGCTTGTAATTGACCAGAAAAAATTCTTTGCTTTTAAAATTAATGATGTAGCTCAGGTTCAGGCTAATACAGATATTATGGAAGCTCATTTGAAAAATGCTAAAAAAGCAATTGAACAAGTTCAAGATGCATACCTTTTATCTCAGCATGCTAATGTAGCTTCAGACAATATTGTTGGTACTGATGAAGCTCCTGTTGCTTTGGATAAAACAACTATTTATTCTCAATTTGTAAAACTGGCTCTTTGTTTGAAAAATTCTGATGCTGTTTCTTCAACAGTTCGTCCTTGGGTAGTTATCAACCCTACTATTGAATCATATTTGTTACAAAGCTCTGAATTCATCGGTGCACATAATGTTGCTGATGAAACTTTAAGAGAAGGTGCTATCGGCAGAATTGCGGGCATGGATGTTCTTGTGAGCACAAACCTTACTGCCGTTGATGATAAATATTATGTACTTGCAGGTACAAACGAAGCTATTACTTTTGCTTCTCAATTAGCAAAAATTGAAAGTTTAAGAGATAAAGATTCATTCTCTGATTTGGTTAGAGGCTTATATTTATACGGAGCTAAAACTGTTCAACCTAAAGCTCTTGCTAAAATGGTTGTCAGTGCAACAACTTCATCTGTATCAACAGAAAATTCTGATAATACACCTGAAGGACAGTAACCCCTGTAAATGTATCTTCGGATAAATTATTTCCGGAGATACATTTTAAAAATCAAAGGAAAGAATTATGTTTAGTAAATTAAAAGTAAAAATTAAGGAGCTTGCTAAATCAGCGGTTAAACTCGCAGAAGAAACACTTGGAAGCAATAAAGGCAAAGAAAAAAAAGAAATGGCAATTAATTATATTGTTTCTAATATTCCTGTTCCGGCTCCTTTTAAGCCCGCAATTAAACTGCTTTTGTCAGCATTTATTGATGAAGCTGTAGAATTTGCGGTTGAATACATGAATAAGGAGGTCTTATGAATCCAATAGAATTACAAAAAGTTTCATCCGTTGCCGATATTCAACAGGCAGTACCGCAAGCTGCTCAGCCCTTAGCAGATGGAAATGCTATTAAACAGCAGGCAGCAAACGATATTAATATAATTCAAAATCTGGTTCAGGCAGGTGTGATGAGCTCTGAACAAGGATATAATTTGATGAATTATGTAACTCAAAAGGCGTTTGAAAAGTACAGTACACAACAACAAGGTGCTCAAATTCCGCCTGAAGCTCAGCCTTATATGTTTGAAAACGATGAGTTTTTTAACAGAGAAGGCAGAACAGATGTTTTGAATTATTTGAAAAATTCTAATACTGCTTTTGATAAGGATGAAATCGCAAAAATCTCAGCAATGATTGAAAATATTGAAAAAACAGCTGTTGCAAGATATTTGCGTGAACTTGATCACGAAAAAACATTGAATAACGAGAACGAATCCGCAAAACAGAGATTGCGTGCAAACGCACAAAAAGCAGTTTCTGACGGAACAAAAAATATGGTTTTTACACGTGAACAAATCGGCAAAATGAGTGGTGCAGAATTTGCTAAAAATGAACGTATGATTATGGAACAGCTTAGAAAAGGGCTTATCCGTTAGCAATTTCAAATCTTTGAGGGAACAGCTTATTTAAGCTGTTCTTTCTCAAAGGTTAAAAAGGAGAATTTATGAATTATTTGGAACTTATTAATAAATGTCTTGTAGAATTAAACTATAAGCAGGTCAGTTCTTTTTCCGAACTGACTAAAAATGACCATAAAAAATTAAAAAATATTTTAAATGTTTTAAATGCTGAAGTATGCGGCTCTGACAGATGGAGTTTCCTTTTAAGAAAACAGCAGCTTACAATCCCTGCAAATACAGGTGAAGTGACCAATTCAATTGACGGAAGAATTGAAACGGTGATTGTGGACGGTGTTAAATTTGATTATTATGAGGATTTTGAAAAGTTCTTTACAAATGCCCAGCCTATGCATACTTACAGTCTTTTCAACGATAAAATTCTATTCCCTGTTTTTGATAAAGAGAAAACTGTTGAAATTATTTATTACACTAAAAATCATGCTAAAGATGAAGACGGCAGTGAAAAATATTTAATGGAGGAAGACACAGATACAACATTAATTCCGGAACCTTTTGCCGAACCTGTTTTAGTTTACGGTGCTTGTATGAGGCTGAAAGGCAACCCGCAGCATGTGAGATTTTCTTACTGGATGAGCATGTATAAAGATGCTCTTGCAAATATGCGTTCGAGAGTTTGTGCAAGTATTGACGAAACCCCGTCAGTTAAGATGCACAGAAGATAACGCTTTCGCTTACGCTCTTACCTCTGCTTGCGACACAAAAAAAACAGGAAGTTTAAAATTCATTTCCCCTCCTGTTAAGATTTACACTAGCCGAAATATAAATAGCATGTCTATTATACAATTTTTTTCACCAAAAGACAAATTATGCTAAGAAATGTAAAGTATGGAACAATTAACAAAACAACAAAAGAAATTTGTAAAAGAATATATAAAGACCCTTAATGGTGAACAAGC